AGTCAGAACGCTACTAGACTCGGTGGTTCTGATCAGCGTCTAATGGACAATGATTACATCAGCATGGGAGATCACGCAGGTCTTCTTGGTGATCGTTCTGCTGGGGTCTTTACTCCTGGTCAGTTTACTTATGATTTCGCCAGCCTTGGAGGAGGCACTACTGAGTATGGTTCAATCGCCAGTCAGGTAGGTAATGTCTTTGTTTGTGATTTCTCACAATCAAGCCTTACACTAGCTCCTCGTCATGTCGGTGAGGTTTACGCAAACCTTCTTGCCGTAATCAACCTCGCTTCACAGGATATTTACCGCACTACCATGCGTGGTCCTGGTAGCTGGCTTCTTACCTCACCCCTAGTTGCTTCACTCCTTGAGAGTGCTGCCAAGCTTGAGGGGGGTATTATGCCACAGGACGGACCAACTAACATGGGTGGAAACGCTATTCAGTTCAAAGGTAAGTTCATGGGTCGCTACGATCTCTATGTAGATCCCATGTTCCCCCAGGACGAGATTCTTATGGGCTATAAGGGTGCTAACGCTATGGATTCTGGATTCGTCTACGCTCCATACATCCCACTCCAGCAACTTCCCACTGTTGTTGACCCAGAAACCTTCCAGCCAAGAAAGGGTATCCTTACCCGTTACGGCAAGGTCCACATTGAGCCAATGAACCGCTTCTATCGCATCATTAGAATCATTGGCCCAACCGCTAACTACCTATTCAGCCCATTTGCTCAAAGCACAGCTATCAACCCATAGTAGTTAGATAAACTCTAAACAAAGAGGATCAGAGGTTTTTTCGCTCCTCTGATCCTCTTTCTCACTATATACAAGAGGAAGTTATGTACAAGTATAGAAGCAAATGCCGTTGGAATATGCTTCTTCATATTGATGGGGAAGTAGTAGAAATTAGACCTGGAGAGCAATTCAAGTCTAAAAAAGAAGTAGAATCAAGATTTCTTGAGCTTCTAAACCAACCCAAACCTAAAGGAAGAAAAAAGCAGGTATTAGATGTCAGCAGCAGCCCCGAGAGTAGATCCTAAACTATTAGGCTTTGGAGACACCTTTGGAACTTACGCAGGTAGGAACCTTGGTGATACTGATATTTATGATACCTCTATAGACGGTACTAAACTCAATAATAATACTCTAACTGACATAGTAGAGCTTACACACTTTGAACAAACCATTAGAGACTTTGTTCTTGTTCGTTTAGGGCATCCTGTAGTTAGAGTCGAGCTTACAGATTTTCAAATAAAAACAGCTATTGATGAGTCTATCTCTCAGCTAGATTATCACGCACCCTTTTGGACAACTCAGATTGCTACCTTTGGAACTCAAGCTGGAGTAGCTTCTTATGTTCTTCCATCCCATATCGCTAACAATCTAAGCTATGTTGTTTATAAAAAATCTCTTCTAACGATTCAAAACCAATCAAACACTCTTGAGTTTGATTTCTTTATCAAGTATTTCCAAGACAACTTCTTATTCAGTAACTTTGCCGTTTCTGATTTCTATTTATTACAATCTCACTTGGAAATGGTTAGGAAGGTTCTGTCCCAAGAAGGTAGTTGGGATCTCGTAAACGGTAATGTCCTAAATCTAAACCCCACTCCTATACTAAACAACCAAGAAGTGATTCTTATGTTTAGAGGGTTAGATTCTGAAACTCTTCACCCTTATTACAAGAACTGGATTCAGCGTTATGCTTTAGCCGTTTGTAAGGGGATTCTTGGAGAGATTAGAGGCAAATATAAAACACTCCCTTCCCCTGGAGGTGGAGCACAACTAAATGGCACTGAACTTCTACAACAGAGTGAGAAGGACAAAGAAAAGCTCAAAGAAGAGCTTCTAAGTGAAATCGAAGAACCACCAGTGTTCACTACATTCTAATGCCAAAAGGAACAAAAGTGTCTCGCTGTGTTGAGAAAGTAAAAAAATCAGGTAGAGGCGTAAATCCTTATGCTGTATGCCAAGCTTCTACTGGACAATCCTATGCTACAGGAAAAAAACTAAGGAGAAATAAAATGAATGAAGAAACTTTATTAGAGGGGCTTTATAACTCAATGTCAGATATGGCTCATGTTATTGCTGAAGCTTTTGGTCTAGTAGAAGCTACCCGTCTTGCTAAAGAGGTAATGAAGGGTAATGTTGATCCAGGTCAAGCTAGACTAATGGGAGTTAGAACGGCTAGTGTTACCAAAGGTGGTTCCCGTGGACTTGAAAAAGCAAAAATAGCTAGAGGCGTTGATCCAGAACAAGCTAAAAAAGAAGCTGAGGAAGCTGGACGCGCTGTTGCTAGAGCTAGAAGGCCAGAAGAAACTAATGGTAGATATACTCGAATTACTAGAGCATCTGGTAGGGAAGTAGCTAGAGGATTATCTGGTGGCGCTAGAGGTAAAAACTTTATCGGAAAGCCCAGATCACGGGGCGGTTCTGGTCTGTCTCGACCTGTTACTAAGCGTTCTACTGAAAAAGGTAAAAAAATAGAAGCAGAAAAAGCAAACCCAAGGTACGCAAGTAGAAGTCGTGGTGAGAAGTAATGTCTAAAAAGAACTGGAAGGTTACAACCAAGATGCCTGAACTCCCTGATTTAGATGAGGGAGAAAGGCTTCTTGATATGTTTGATCAGCAAAATGCTGACATCAACCTTTTAAACCTTGTAGACGAAGAAATGATCCGCCTTGGTGGATCAAAAATGTATTTTTACAAATACTATCAAACTCAGGACTACGATCCTGTTTACATGGAGTCTCGTAGTAAACCTATAGCAAAGCAAGCAATAGCAATCTATGGGCACTATGATCCCGTCTCCATGAGTGAAGAGCTAACTCAGTTTGGTATTGAGTTGAAGAACGATCAGCTTTTCACTTTCAATAAGAGCTACATTGAAAGAAAGTTAGGAAGACCTGTTATTCCTGGAGATGTAGTAAAGCCAGCCTTCCAAAATCAGCGTTATGAAATATTTGAAGTTGTTGAAGACAGTTTCGAGGCGTATGGAGTTTATCACCTTGTTTGCTCTGCTAAACTACTCCGCGATTCTTCAGATATTCAAGATGAGCCTTTAACCCAAACCAGTGATGAGGTTGGAGGTTACACGGGAGACTTTGACCAAGATCCAAATTTTAGATATTAGTTATGCCTAATCCAATTGTTCTAGGAACGCCAGCGACTTGTGGAGATCTCGCAACAGGAGCCTCAAATGTTTTTATAAACAATAAGCCTGTAATGTTAGTTGGTCAGGCTGCCGCTGGAGGTCCTATACTCGGTCCTGGATCTTTACCTTATAGCGTTTTAGTTGGAGGTACGGCAATATCCCTAGTTGGTGATTCGATTACAGGACATGGGGATGGTGCTCACTCCAATCCTACATTTGCTTCTCCTTTACCTGATGTAGTGTCCGTTAGAATAGGTCCATAAATCATAAAAAAAGTTTCTCAAAAATATACCTAGTTACAGTAAATATATAAGAGGATAAAAAAATGAAAAGAATACAAAATGATAGTCTTCAAACTTTCGCAATTTATCTTATGACTGAAAGTGGAGAAAAAGAACTTTATCTAAGACCCAAGGATTCTATTGTTGTTCCTCAATCTTATATAACAGAACAAGTAAAAAATCTTCAAAGACGAAGATTATTCAAGATAACTAACGCATAGGAGATAAATTATGGCAAATTATGTAAGTCCTGGAGTTTATGTAATTGAAAAGGATGTTTCTGAGTATACACCATCAATCAATAGCTCTGTAGTTGGTATTGTTGGCTTTGCTTCTAGAGGGCCTGTCGATAAGGCAACTCTTATTACTAGCCAAAACAATCTTATAAATACCTTCGGAGAGCCTTCAGAGGCTTTACTAGGTCAAGGTTTAGAGGGTGCGTTAGAAATCCTTGAGCAAACCAACTCTTTATACTATATTAGATCAGCTTCTGATGATGCTACAGAAGCTTCTGGTGTAGCAAAAATTGGTTGTGGAGCAGCCTTTCTTATTGCTGGTGGTGGTTATGGTGTTACTACCCCTCTAACCCTAAGAGTTCAAATTACTAGAGAAGATGGAACCTTAGTATTCAGTGATAACTCTAATGCTGGAAAAGACTTCACTATTGCTGCGGGATTAGAAAGCCTTGCGAGCAATCAAGCTAGAGCTGTTAGAAAAGTTTTAGGTGGAGACTTAGA